CAGCACAAAGAACAATCGTTGGTGCTATTGAACCACCTAGTGATGTAGAAGATTTTGCTTGTAATATTGTAGGACAAGAGGCTCACTTATCATGGACACAAATACCTGATTTAGATTTAGCATATTACAGTTTAAGATTTAGTGAAGAAACTGATGGAACTGCTGATTGGCAAAACTCAGTTGCATTAGTAGAAAAAGTATCAAGACCAGCCACAAGTATTTCCGTTCCCGCTAGGGCTGGAACTTATCTTTTGAAAGCCGTTGATAAGCTAGGTAACTTTAGTTCTAATGCAACTGCTATTATTTCTAATGTTACAAGTGTTATTAATTTTAATGCTATTGCTACACAATCAGAACACCCAGATTTTAATGGTACATTAACAAATACAGTTATTGCAGATAATACAATTAAATTAGATTCATCAGAACTTTTTGATTCTGCTAGTGGAGATTTTGATGATGAGACAACTAGATTTTTTGATTCTGGTGTTGCTAATGCTGATTTTTATGCAAGTGGTAATTATTTATTTTCAGATGTAATTGATATAGGTGCTAAACACACAGCTAGAATAACAGCATCATTAACTCAAACAGCAGATAATCCTGATGACTTATTTGATAATAGAAGTGGTTTATTTGATTCAGCTTCTTCAAACTTTGATGGAGATGTTAGTGCTAATTGTAATGCTCATATCGAGATTGCAACTTCTGATGATAATATTACTTATACAGCTTTCCAAAACTTTGTAATTGGTAATTACACTTTTCGTTATGCTAAATTTAGAGTAGTTTTAATTTCAAGAGATTTAGCATCTACACCAGTAGTTTCAGAAGTAACAGTTTCTATAGATATGGAGGATAGAATATTTAGTGGAAATGATATAACTTCTGGTGCTGGAACTTATACTGTAACATTTACAAATCCATTCAAATCTGTTAATTATGCAGTTGGAATCACAGGCGAAGATTTAGCTACAGGAGATTTTTTCTTAGTAGAAAACAAGACAATCAATGGCTTTGATTTAACATTTAAAAATTCAGGTGGTACAGCAGTAAGTCGTACCTTTGATTATATTGCAAAAGGCTTTTAAAAGGAGTATAAGAAAATATGGCACAAGGAGATTACAACGTACAAAATCAGAGTTTTCCAAGTTTTCGTAGCGATCTTAATTCTACGCTAGAAGCTATTAATACATCTAATTCAGGAACTTCAAGACCAACATCAGCAGTTGCGGGAACTGTATGGCTTGATGTAACCAACGCAACAAATCCAACCCTAAAATTTTATGACGGAGCAGATGATATTTCTTTAGCACAATTTGATTATTCAGCTAATACTGTGAACTGGTTAGATTCTACAGTAGCAACAGATTTAGTAAATGACACAACTCCACAATTAGGTGGCAACTTAGATGTTAATGGTAATTCAATCGTATCAGTATCAAATGGAAATATCTCAATCACTCCTGATGGAACAGGAAAAGTTATTATAGATGGTTTATCACACCCAACAGCAGATGGAACTAATGGACAAGCATTAGTAACTGATGGTTCTGGAAATTTATCTTTTGGAGATGTTTCGGTAAGTTTAAGTGCAGTAGGAGAATCAATTATTCCATCAACAAATGACACTTATGATTTAGGTTCAGCATCTTTTGTTTGGAGAAACATATACACAGGAGACTTACATTTATCTAACGAAGCAAAATCAGAGGGTAACTCTATAGATGGCACTAAAGGTAACTGGACTATTCAAGAGGGTGCTGAAGATTTATTCATAGTTAATAACAAATCAGGCAAGAAATATAAGTTCAAACTAGAGGAGATTTAACATGGCTTTTATCTCCAATGGCACTACAATTTTAGATGCTGGTGCATTTAATGTTAATTTAGGTTCTTTAGTTTTAATATCTGAACAAACAGCTAGTAGTTCTGCATCAGTATCATTTACAACAGGAATAGATAGCACCTATCCTATTTATAAGTTTGAGTTTATTAACTGTCATGCTAGTACAGACGCTTCTGAATTTGAATTTAATTTAAGTACAGATGGGGGTAGCAATTATAATGTTACTAAAACTACTACAGCATTTCAATCAATTCACAATGAATCAGATACAACAACGTCTTTAAATTATGAAACCGCAGAAGATTTAGCACAATCAACATCTAATCAGAGAATATCTATAAATATTGGTGCAGATAATGACCAATCAGCTTCAGGTAATTTATATTTATTTAATCCATCATCAACGACTTTCGTTAAGCATTTTATTAGTAGAATTAATTATTATCATAAAGATGACTATTCTGTTGATTGGTATGTAGCTGGATATGGAAACACTACATCATCTATTAATGCCATAAAGTTTGTCATGTCATCAGGCAACATAGATTCTGGCAAAATAAAACTATATGGAATAAAGGATTCATAATGGCAGTAGTATCAGGTGGAACAACATTAATAGACAATGGTACTTTAGATGCTGGAGTACCAACAGGAAGTTTAATATTACTTTCAACTCAAACAGCATCTAGTTCAGCATCTATTTCTTTTACATCTGGGATAGATTCAACTTATGATTCTTATGTGTTTAAATTTTATGATATACATGTTTCAAATGATGACGAAGCCTTTTCATTTCAAGCAAATGCTGTTGGTGGTGCAGATTTTAACGAAACAGTTACAAATACATATTTTAGAGCAGTTCATGGAGAAGATGGAAGTAGTGGTGCTTTAGCTTATCAAACAAATGCTGATCAAGCACAAGGAACAGCAAATATAGTTCTATTAGCAAATATTGGAAATGACAATGATCAATCTGGGTCTGGTTATTTACATCTTTTTAATCCATCATCTACAACATTCGTAAAACATTTTATAGCTAGTGGTAATTACTCATCACCAGATAATAAAAGTTATAATACATATGTTGCAGGATATTTTAATACGACTTCAGCTATTGATGAAATACGATTTAAAATGACAGGTGGCAACATAGATGCTGGAACAATCAAAATGTATGGAGTAGGATAATGGCTACACTTTCACTTCGTTACAGTATAGAAATTCAAAAAGGAGTTTTCTCATGGGATTAATTAGTAATGGTTCAACAATATTTGACAATGGTTCAATGGCATCAGGCTTTGGTGGAAGTTTAGTATTTTTATCAAAACAAACTGCTAGTGCATCTTCCTCTATTAGCTTTACATCTGGTATTGATAGCACATATAAGGAATATGTTTTTTATTTTGTAGATATACACCCTCAAACAGATAATGTTGATTTTCAATTTAATTTATCTACTGATAGTGGTTCAAACTATAATGTAACTAAAACATCTACATTTTTTAGAGCATATAACAATGAACCTGGTACTGTTAGTGCTATAAATTATGAAACAAGCTCTGATTTAGCACAAGGAACAGGATTTCAAGGTTTTAATAAATTAGAATTAGGAAATGATAATGATCAATCTTGTGTTGGAACATTACATTTATTTAATCCAAGTTCTACAACTTTTGTAAAACATTTTATTGCAAATATAAATACTTATCATTCAGGAGATTATTCAGCTAATAGCTATATTGCTGGATATGGAAATACAACATCAGCAATAAATGCTATTAAATTTCAAATGTCTAGTGGAAACATAGATAGTGGAGAAATATTGCTTTTCGGAGTTAATTAACATATAAGGAGATTATTATGGCAACACCACATAAATTAGTAGATGGAGTTCAAATCCCTCTAACACCAGAGGAAATCGCACAAAGAGATGCTGAAGAACAAGCATGGAATGAGGGTGCTTTTGATAGAGCAATTTCAGATTTAAGACAAAGAAGAAACTCACTAATAGCTTCATCTGATTGGGTTATGATGTCAGATTCACCTATCGCAGATAAAACTGCATGGGAAACTTATAGACAAGCATTAAGAGATATTACAAATGGCTTAACAACTGTTGAAGATGTTAATGCTGTTACATGGCCAACTAAACCATAGGGGTTTAAATGCAACTTTCCAAACATTTTACATTAGAGGAGTTTGAAAAATCACAAACTGCTACAAGAAAAGGTATTAAGAATAAAGCTGGTGCTGGAGAAATAAAAAACTTAGGCGATCTTTGTTATGAAATACTTGAGCCTGTAAGAATTAAGTTTGATAAGCCTGTAACTATTACATCTGGTTATAGATCAGAAGAACTATGTGAAGCAATAGGAAGTAAAAAAACATCACAACACACCACAGGAAACGCAACAGATTTTGAAATAGCTGGTGTATCTAATTTAGAAGTAGCTTTGTGGATTGAAAACCATTGTGACTTTGACCAACTAATCTTAGAGTATTACACAGGAGAAGCTAATAGTGGTTGGATTCATGTTTCATATAAAGATGGTTCAAATAGAAAACAAGTACTGACATTTGATGGCAAATCATATACTAATGGATTACCAGAAGCTAAATGGTCTGGTGGAAAATTAACTAACTAATAGGAGTTTATTATGCCAATGGGAAAAGGAACTTATGGGTCT